CCCCCGGGGGGGGGGGGTTTGTGGGGGGGGCAAAACCCCCCCCCCCAATTACGGGTTGTATCTGTCCGTTGCAGTATGCTCGTTGTACCAGTTCACTTGCCATGGGTACGGCTGTCTTTGGTTGCCGAGCTGCCAGATGGACCGTACTTTCACCACGCACCAGGGGGTGGTCTGCATTGCTGTTATGGCCATTGCCTTGTGAAAAGTCCCGAATTTGTAGGGTGCCCACATTGGGCTGCCTTGAGCTAAGAAGAGTGTTGCAATGTCTGTGTCCAGTTGCGTTTGTTCCATGGTGTCATCAGTGATCCATTCCACGCCTTTAGGCACAAGTGTTAACCACCGTCGGCCCTGGGGGTCCCCTGTCCCCGTGATGGAATGTTTGTTAAATGAGCCTCTTTGAATGGGTTTTTGAGTGCTAGGAAATGACCAGGGTGCCCCCATAGCAGAAAGCGCTGCAAAGCTGGGGAAACAAGCCTTTGAATAAAAGCATCTGCTACTGTCTTGTAAGCCTGCAAGCCGGTATATGCCTGGAGCCACGTTTTGGGAGCATCCTCCCTGGTTAGGGTACACTGGTGGGTCTGGGGGATTCACCGGTAGCCACTGCTCATCTGCTGGAGCGTTCGCCTCCACGTTGCCGTATTGCTGAGTCTTTCTTTGCATGGTGCACATAGGCGGTGCACCTTTCACTGGGAAGCCCTCTAAGTGCCCCCTGCTCCAATAGTCATTTTGCACAAGGAGGCTTGCAACCGGTGAGAATGCACCCTGGCCCATAGTGGCCAGCACTCTGAACTTGGTTCTAACATGACGGAATAGTTGCCAGCCCCCTAAGAGGTCTCCCATAGCGTCCAGAGTCATTAGCTTAGGGGCATTGTAAAATCTGCCAGGTGCTCTAGGGTGCATCACCAGGAGAGCCCAGCGCCACCACTCACTCGGTGGTACGCTGGGTCTTTTTGTCTCTGACATGCCCGCCGAGTACGGCCATGCGTCCTGCGTCGTTTGTGCTGACCATTGGCACCCCTGCAAGTGCTGAGGATAAGGATTAGGGCCTCCGATTTTGCTCTTTGCATCTAAAGGCATTGTAGCAAGCATAAATTCTCGGAGGTTAACATTTATTGAGGCTACATGGCAAACCGTAAGATTAGTCTTTGTATAAGTACTTTTAACAAATGCTTGAGCCTCCGGAATGAACACAATGCCTTGGAAAAAGAGGGTAAGCTTATTGTAAGGGTTTGGTAGCCTTACCACATAGGAGCCCGGGTGTGGGTTGAAGATCCTCCTCTTAACGCGGCGATCAAAGGATCTTCTACGCGCATATCGAAATTTACCCCTCCGGGAATAGCGTCTTCGTCGCAGTCTGTGTCTCCAGTGCCATCGTCCTCTGTGGTAGAAGCCAAAGCGTCCACGAGGTCGTCGTCGTCGTAATCTTGCCATGTCACAGTCTTAGTTTTTTTATGGGGGGTCCCTCTTCTCTTAAGGTAATCAAGTTTTCTTTTTGCCGCCTCTCCTTTGCGCTGAAGCCGACGTAGATCTCTGGCGAGCTGGTCCGTCTGGGTCTCCTGTGTGACGAGTCCGCTAGCCTCCTGGAACCAGTGACTCCTCCATCGTCCGCAGGTGCAGATCTCGTCGTGAGAACGCGCACACTGGCGTAGCCAGGTAGCGATAGAGTAATTATAGTTGACCCGATACCAATTTGGATCTCTATCGAGGTCGTTTCTGCTGGCGGACACGAACTTGTTGGATGCTCGTATGCCGTTAATAGTTCTGACCGAGTAGTTGTTGCTTGTCGGCGAGAGCGGGGGGTCTGCATTTAGTGTCTTGCCCGTGGATCCGGCTCCGCTGGGCCCAAGTTGCCCCTCTTGCCTAAGCGGCAATTCACTGCCCCCAGCGGCTCGGGTCTCACAGGCGCTGCAATCCCCGAGACCGCCGGATGACATACCTACTGCCGACCGGTATGCGCTCTGCTTATATCCCCTAATTGATAGGATCTGCCCGCCCAGGGGCGTTTCTGGGCGTGCTCAATTCTGATTGGCTGTGACGTACCCCCCTGTACATGGTGACGTACCCCCCTGTACATGGTGACGTACCCCCCTGTACATGGTGACGTACCCCCCTGTACATGGTGACGTACCCCCCTGTACATGATGACGTACCCCCCTGTACCGGTATGAGTCTCAGTTTACTTACATATCGTTGGTTACCACGCCTTGTGGCGTTTGTCGCGCTGGGTGATGATTTTAATAAGAAAAGGTTGAGGAGCGAGGGTCCGGAGGACCCGAGCGACGTCTCTGTGTACAGGCTGCTGCCGCGCGCGCCGAAAATAAATAAATAATTCAATTTGCTTTATTTAATTATTTATTGACGGGGGGTCCGGGGGGGAGGATCC